ACAAATTTATTACCAAAAAATGACATTGTGTTAAACCCAGTAGGGTCTATTTCATCTGTTACATAAGTGTATTGGTTATCTAAGTTAAATCTTTTTCTACATGCTGATAAATTTTTAGAACATACATCTTTTTGCCAAAACGATGGGCCTTCATTAGGATGTATTCCAGAATTATCATTAACGACAGATACGTAGACAGTTTTTGAATCAATAAGTGATTCTGTCTTAGCTATTGTATTACTAGGATTAGGTATATTAGGTATTTTATTACCTTTTACATAAACTATATCACCTTTGATGTATTCTCGATTAGGATTCCACTCAGCGTTAATATCATCAAAAAAATGCTTTTGACTATTACTTAGACCTCTATATATGGGTGTTATTGCATTTCCATCTGAATCTGTAAAAGGTTTACTACCTTCGGTTTCTATTGGTAAACCATAATATCTACAGCCCTGACCCCTGTATTTCCAAAAGCAATAACTTGATACGATAGCTCTATCATTTACATTAAATGATTCTACATCTAATGGTGAGCTAAGTTCAAATTCTACAAATAGTTTTGATTCTTGCGCTTTTCTACCTATGACATATTCTTCAGAGGATATGACAGCTGCTGCGTTAGCTGAACTCCAAGGATTCCCTCCATCAAAGTTTATATCATCTATATTTTTAAGAAAAGCTTTTTTTCTTGTTACTTTAGCATTAATAAAATCATTATAATTTTGTAATAATGCAGTTATTAAAAAATCCTTATTAGAAACCCTAATTTTAGGTCTTGGTAGTCTTTTATCGCCCAACATCTCAAAACCTTCAGACTCCATAGCTATTGGAGTATACTTATTACCCTGCCAAGTTATACTATCTCCAAACAAGCTACCATTATGGAAAAATACAGTTTGTGTTTTGTCTGTTTTTGGGTCTGTTAAAGCTATTTGGAAAAATTCTAAGATCGCAGTTGGCTGCAAATCTAATAAATTTTTTGCTACTATGTTTTTTCCTTCATCTGCCATAACAATACTTACACTTTTGCTATATTATAATATAAAAAACAGTGTAAAATTATATAATAATTAGAACATATATGCTATGAGTGTTATTTTTAGAGTAGTAGGGGCAAATGAAACTGTTAAAGATTTGTTAAATGAAGATTTAAAAGTAGTGTCAAAAAGTAAATCAGTTACAGGCTCAGTAATTTTTAATATTAAAAATGATAATAAAACTTTTACTTTTGAGCAAAAAGAGGTTGATTTTCACTCAGATTCAGTTCATTTGAATGGTTTTTTATCAGATGGAAATGGAAATGTTGGAGTTGCTCAATTAAAATTTATACCTCAAACATACAATTGCCCTTAAGATGGTTGGTTCAATAAAATCAATTTTAAAATCTATAGAACTATATTTAACATTAAAAAATAAAAAATTTTACTATGAGTTGTATAAAGACTTTAAAGAGAGAGAACAAAAGCTTGTGCAAGATATTGAGAATCTTAGGATTCGTGGTGATACTCATAGCGCTGACAGGGCTGACCTCTTGCGAGACTACCTCAACACCGAACGTAGGGAATTTGAACATATATCAACCTTCTACTCTAAGATTACAGGAGGGGAAAACGATACAAACAATTGATGGTATTTACACGCCACAAACCACTGAAATTTGGCACTCTGATACTAGATTTAGGAGATTAGAAAGACAAATTTATAATTCTAGTAAATAATTCTTGAAAAAGATTAAAGTTTATTCATAATTAAATGATTATGAATAAAATATTGTTCAGTCTTTTGACTATATTGGGCATTGCATTTAGCAATGCAGGTACACAAGCAACCACATTAGCCGATAATATCGGTGTTAGTGGTGGCATTTCAGTTAGCAACTTCACTACAGATAGAGGTTTAGCAGTAAGAGAAGATTCATTTGATTACTCTCTTTCATTAACAGCTCCTCTTGCTGGTGGTGATTTTTCAATTGGTTTAGGGCTTGCAGATACAGATGATGATACAGATGGATCATATTCTGTTTCTTATAGCAAAGCAATTGAAATTGCAGGACAAAAACTTGGAGCAAAAGCAAGCTTCTCTGGTCTCGACTCTGTTTTCGGTGATCGCGAAGAAGTTGCGGTTGGTCTCACATACGGCTATAGCCTTTTTGATGCATCAGCAGCAGTTTGGCATGAGCTAGAAAATGATTGGTTTGGAGTAGAGCTAGGTGTTTCACGCCTTGTCGGTACTCCCGTCAATGATCTTGTTGCAACACCATTCCTCACTGTAAATCTTGCAGACGAGTACACAGCTATAGAGGCTGGCGTTAAAGCTAGTTACCCTATTAGTGATAAGCTTTCTGTTTCAGCTAAGTTATCATACAACAATAACGACTTTGATAACTCACCTTTTAATGTTGAAGATGAGTGGATTATTGGCGCTGGATTGAAATTTGATTTCTAAAATTTTTAGTATCAAATTAAATAAACTTAAAAAGCTCTCCGCAAGGAGGGCTTTTTTTGTGTAAGTAATAGTTATATGGAACCTGAAAAGTCTATTTTAAAAGAGTTTCTTAACGGAGGATGGCTTGTCCCACTAGTAGGAGCCGCTGCAATGTTTGCACGACTTCTATCTGGGGATAGTGGTTTATCAGCAAAACAACAGTTTAAAAGAATTTTAACAGCAGCTATAGCAGCAGGTATTGCATGGTTTGTATTGGAACAAACTGATGTATCATCTTTAACAAAAGCTATTGCTTATGGTATTATTGGTGTTGTAAGTCCCGAAGTTATTGGGGGTATAGTTCGTCTAGGGCAAAAATTCGAAAAGAATCCAGAAAAATTTATTAAGAAATGAGACCTAAATTTATAGTTTATTGTTTATCTGCCATTTGTTTACTCTTCGGATTGAAAGGATTTGAACTAAATAAAGATATACAGAACACATTAAAAGAAAATGCCCGACAATCAGAGTCCTCTATCATGGAGATAGGGATGTGTTTTGATTGGTATGGTGTAATAATAGTTAATTCTGTAATTAAAACATCTCATGGCACGATGACAACAGCAGAGATGATAGATATATTAAAAGAAGAAAGCGATTATAAAGATCAGTATTTAGAGCAATATAAAAAAGATATAACACCAAATGAGCAAGAGTATGCTGATTTTGTTTTTAGCCAAGAGGAAAAAATAAACTTATATGTTAATGAGCTAATTGTGTGGGCAGAGAAAGGCGACATAGAAATGATAAAAGCCTCTATACCTAGAATGTACGACCTGACTGATCCAACTATAGATGCTATAAATAACATAATGGATACAAAAATGTATTATAATGAAGAACAATCAGAAATCTTAAATAAAAAAATAGACAGGTTTTCTGATTTTATATGCACCTTACTAGCTTTATGTTTTGTAATGTCCATATGCGCTTCATTTAGTAAAAAATGTAATTAAAATGAATTTTAAAGGAAAAAAAGAAGTAGTAAAAGCTGTACAAAAACTATTAGGCGTTTCCGCTGATGGTGTAGACGGACCTGTAACTTGGAATGCTATCCTAGCAAAATTATCTACTAAAGATACCCCAGTCTCAGATGGAAATATACCGCAAAAAATGGTTTCATTGGCTAGAGATGAAATAGGAGTTTCAGAGGTTGAT